CCAATCCTACCGTTTGGATTTCCAGCACGATCAATCAGGCTTCTTCATCTCCGCAACAGGACTTGATTACCAAACCGATAGCGGCGTGGAGATTGACTGTTGTTTCTTCGGTCGCCGCCTCGTCGGCAACCTTGTCGGTGCTTCAGAGCGGATGAGGATGATGTGGCTGTTACCTATAACACCGCTCTCACGAATACTCGTCTCACGGACGTAATCAACGCGATTGATGCGGGAGCCGGTGCTGGCTATATGGAAGTCGGCACGACTGGTATGGCGGCGGTACTTTCCACTATTGTTCTAGCTAAACCATGTGGGACTGTAGCCGCCCGCGTACTGACATTCTCGACCATGCCTAGAGTTGACGTAGCGGCGTCAGTAGCTGGCGTTGCAGCGGCGGCACAGATTAAAACATCGGCTGGAACGCTAGTGGTCAGCGGGTTGACGGTCGGACTTGCAGGTTCCGGTTCAGACGCTATTATCAATTCGGTCAATATCTCAATCGGGGATATTGTGACTTTAACTTCGGCAACCATCACAGGATAAAAAATGAACCTGCAAGCAAGATTGACTCCTCCGCATGAACTGATTTCAAATCCTGGTGGTCCTCAGTGGTCGCCGTCTGCAAGTCCGAAATTAACTCCTACTACTACAGAACAGCTAAAGATGACGCCACCCGTTCATCTTGTGACTAGCGAGGTCGCTAAAACAGATGAGCCGAAGGCTGAAGAAGCAATTTCAAAGATTGCAATTATCGGCACCGCTCCATCATCTCGTATGCTGGCTCCATTTAATGACCCGACATGGAAGATATGGTCGTGCTCACCTGGAAACATGAATATTCTTCCGCGTGTTGATATGTGGTTTGAGATTCATAATAATCTTCTCTGGCCGGAACACCAGAGTTATGGAGTTCCGTATGTGGAATGGTTGAAGAAGCAAACCTTCCCGGTCTATATGCAGGATCAGTCAATGATCCCAACTGCGCTTTCCTTGCCGAAGGATGAACTGATTAAGGAATTCGGGCCATACTTTTTTACTTCCAGTTTTGCGTGGATGATTGCGTTTGCTTTGTGGAAACATAAGGCATCCCTCACCGACATTGGATTGTTCGGAATAGATATGGCATCAAAGGATGAATACATTCTTCAACGTCCTGGTGGGCACTATTTCATGGCAGAAGCATCTCGTCGTGGGATCAGAGTTCATCTCCCGCTTGAATCCGATCTTATGCAACCGCCCGGCTTGTATGGCTATTCTTCCTCCACACCGTTCGGTCGGAAGCTGGCTGTTAGAAAACACGAACTGAAAACCCGTGTTGATGAGATGGTGAAGCAGAGAGATGCTCTGACAAACAATATTACATATCTTCAGGGAGCACTTGAGGACCTCGATTATACCGAAGCGATATGGATTGGAGTTGGTGATAGATGAGAAAACCAGGAGGACTAGCTACAATTTTTTCTCCTACTGATTCAACGGCCAATCTAACTGGCAGGGGGATAGTTGAAATTAAGGAAGGGGTTTTTGAGAGTGACACCGCACAATGCGGGCATTGCCAGAAAATCATTCATGTCCCTCCTAGAGCACCAGCAAACTTTCTTAGCATGTGCCGTGTTTGCATGAGAGTAGTTTGTGAGGAATGTTCTGCCAAAGGCTGTGAGCCTTGGGAGAAGAAAATAGAGCAGATGGAGGAACGTGAACGCATTCTGAAGTCTTATGGGTTGTGATCCATGCCGACTGTTTTTCTTACCGCTGGTGCTGGCACAAATCAGAACTGGACCGTTCCGCAGGACTGGTCTGAAAATAATATTGTAGAATGTATTGGTGGTGGTGGAACTGGTGGTGGTAGCACCCCTGGTGCCAATGGTGGCGGAGGGGGAGGCGGCGGGGCATACGCAAGAAGTGTCAATCTAACAGGAATTTTTGGTGGCGGGCTTGTAACGTATAGATGCGGGGCAGTTGCCGGGGACACATGGTTCAACTCATCGGCACTTCCTACTACTGGTCAAGCTTGTGGAGCCAAAGGGGGAATTTCAGGTAGTTCTGTTGGCGGCATAGGCGGGTTAGCGGCAAGTTGCTATATCATAGGAACTGGTTCTTTCGCATTTAACGGAGGCGATGGTGCGGACGGAGCTATAGGCTCTAGCAATGTAGCTGGCGGCGGCGCTGGCGCAGCGGGCGGTCGATTCGGAGCCGGACAAAATAGCTCTGGAACTGTTGGCGGAGATGGGGATGCAGGATTTGGAGGGTTAGGTGGAACGACAAACAGTGTCGGAAATCCAGGCTCGGAATTTTCCGCAAGCGGAACCACGGCAGGAAGCGGTGGTGGGGGAGGGCCAACGAGCGCGGGACCAAATCCTGGCCAGACAGGGGGACTTTATGGTGCTGGTGGTGGTGGCGGCGGGGCTAATGAAGGTAGCGGGACGGCAGGAGGGGCTGGAAGACAAGGATTTATTGCCGTGACATACTTTCCACCAGTTACAGTGTTTGAACAAGGTATGGGTGAAACATACCGGAAGATCAATGTAGCGGCATATTAAATGGAAAACTCAGATGTCACTTCCCTTATTTAACAGAGCAGGCGTAGCTTCAACCACTGCTGGTTCAAGCTATATAATTCTTGGTTCCGCACTTGCTTCTGGGATATCTCCATATCTTTGTAGTTTTATTACGTTTGCTAACTCAGGAGTAACTGGCGGGTCTTCAGTTTCATATTTGCTGCTAGATTCAAACGGATCATGGGAATTAGGAACAACAACTTATTTATCAAGCAATACATCACTTCAGCGCGGGGCAGCAGGAGTAACAATATCATCAACTGGGCCTACTGTTGTATCGACTAGCCCGATAAGTTTATCTGGCAATGCTCAAGTATTTATATCTATGCGAGCGGAAGATTTGGTAAATGCGACTACATCGGTGGCGGGGGTTTCTGAGCTTGCGACAGATGCAGAGACCGTAACCGGCACCGATACTGTGAGAACAGTTACTCCGTCAAATTTGACCGCTGCCGTGTCAAAGCAGGGTAGGCAGACTATTTTCATTCCTGCCGCTGCTATGATCTCCCGCACGACGAATGGGGCGGCGTCGGGGAGCGCGGAGAAAACCACCAACAAAAATATGATTAAGTCGTTGGACTTCGACACAACGACGCAGGAGTTCGCGCAGTTCGAGGTCTGGTTTCCGAAGTCGTGGAACTTAGGAACAGTGACGTTTCAGCCCATGTGGTCTCACGCAGCGACCACGGTAAACTTCGGGGTCGTGTTTCAGTTGGCTGGAATTGCCCGGTCTAATGACGATGTTCAAGACGTGGCCTTCGGGACCGCACAGACTTCTACTGATACGGGTGGCACTACCGATGATCTGTATATCGGGCCGGAGAGTTCTGCCATTACAATCGGGGGCACTCCCACAGCGGAGGATAGCGTACTGTTTCAAGTTGCTCGCGTCCCCGCCGATGGCAGCGACACGCTGGCAGTTGACGCACGGCTTCAGGGCATACGCCTGTTCTTTACCACGAACGCGGCGACGGATGCTTGACCATGAAATACGCGCGAGTTGAGAACGGAATGATCGTCGAGCGGCGGGAGATGGACCCCGCCTCAATTCCATCGCACAAGGCCGCGATCTGGAAAGAGTGTGTTCTCGTCGATGCTGTCCCGACAGCGACGCAGGTACGTGAAGGCCCGGCGTTGGTGATTGAGCCAACGCGCGTGATTGAGACGTTTACGGTTCGCGACAAGACGGCTGCGGAGATAGGCGCTGAAAAAGAAGGCACCTTAAATAGCTTTGATCGTCTTGCGTTCGAGGTATTGTTCGACCACGAGAACAGACTAAGGGCGTTGAAGGTTCCGCCCTTGTCGGCGCTTACAAAGTTACAATTTCGCGCGGCTCTGAAGGTGCGTCTATGATTGAACTTGCCGCACCGCCAGCAATTATCAAGCCGGCAAATGGCCTCTGGAAACCTGCCGCGCCTGCGATTTTGCGGGGGAAAGACCTCATATTCCCGCGAACCAACGCGATGTTGATGGTAAATCAGTTGATTGGGTTCGGGGTGGCGGCCGTTCCCAATATCGCTATACTGGAAAGTTTCGCTACGACCGGATCAACCGGAACAACGACTAGAACCTTCACCAGCGTAACGGTCTCGGCCGCGCGGACGCACCTTCTGATCGGTGTGGCTAGTCGTGGCGACGGCGTAATCTCACAGATTACGTCGATGACGGCGAATGGCATATCGTGTACACAGATTGGCGAACAAGCGGCAGCAAGTGGCATCCAAAGTGTCGAGCTTTGGGCCGTTGCGGATGGTTCCGGCGGCACGTCGCTTTCGATCGTGGCGGTGTTTGACAATAATCCGGTCCGCGCAATCGGGATGGCTGGCGTATCGCTCACCGGGCTGCAAAGCCTCACGCCCACAAGCACGGGGGCGGACACCACGGACCCGCTTGCGACAACGGTGAACGTCGATATTGGTGGAGTAGCCTTCTACATTGCGTCTGCTTACGACAATGCGGGTGCCCCGCCTTTTACCCCTTCCGGGGTTTCAGAGATTGCAGACAGCGCGATGGCCGGTGCCTTCGGCACGTACAACGGATATTCAGCCGGAGCTAGCGTCTTTGCGACGGCTCAATCGGGTCTTTCGATTGGTGCCGACCCGGTAGGAACGATCGGCGAGCCTACCTTCTTCGGGGCATCGTTCCGGTGAGTTGTGCTCGTGATCTAAAACGCCCGGCTATAGAGCGATAACCGAAGTCGCGCTGATGGAATAAAACAATGCCAGGCTTTGGCGCAGTAGGTCAATTTGCTGTAGGTGATGTTGGCGGAGGGCAACATAATTTTGTAGGACAACCATTATCCGAACCAATAAATCCTATAAATTCTAGAAAAATAGCTGTTGCACTTATTGCTGCTGGTGCGTTCAATGTAATTGTTCCATCACCGGCACCAGCATATTTCCCATCAGGCTGGTCTCAGCCACCAGCGCAAATCAGGCAGATACAATATCAAGCCACAACTAGACCAGTCTCAGTCGTTGCCGAAGATATTTTTGCCGATAAATGGTTCAATCCATTTTCAGAACCAGTCAGGATAAAACTTGGACTTCTAGCGTCACTACAACAAGTATCTCCTGAAAATCCGTTTGGTCTTACTCAACCGGAATCTGTTACCGAAGATCGCTGGCACCAACCTTGGTTTGAACCTGTTCGCTTTAAGCCAAGATTGATTGAAGGAGGGCAACAAGACCTTGCTTTCCACTCTGCCCCACAAGTCTCTTTCAGTTGGTTCAATAATCTTTCTGAACCAGTCAGAATATTGCCTGCGCTACCCGCTTCCCAACAGCACTATTTTGAATCCCAACCCACTCCAATCATCAACATTGGATGGTTCAGTCCGCTTTCCGATCCGTCCGTTTTATCATCTCCACGGCTTTTTGAGGCATCTCAGCGGGCACTCACGACCGATCTCAACCCGATCGTTTCGTTTAGTTGGTTCAACAATCTATCTGACCCTGTTCGTACCCCACCAAGATTACAAGAAGGGCTGCAACAATATTTTACTTTCAATCCAAATCCGTTTGTTTCGTTCGGGTGGTATGGATGGCTTTCCGATCCAGTTCGTACTCCATCAAGATTATTGGAAGGAATACAACAGACACTTGCCTTTAATCCAATCCCGGTAGTCCCGAAAGATTGGTATAATTGGCTATCTGATCCTGTTCGTGTTCTTCCTGGTCTTACTGCTGCCACGCAACCATCATTCTATTTCTCACAATTTGTCTTTCAAGAACTGATTTTCCCGGACAAGTGGTACGCCAACTTCTCACTTCCAGTTCGCTATCCTCCAATTCTTCTTCCCGGCCTGCAACAGACATTGGTGCAGGTGATCTCGCCGATTACGCTCTATCTGCAAGCCACCGAGACGCCGGATATGATGGCGGCGGCACTTGCCAGATATTCGGAATTGACCGGAGCAAGAGTCAGCGTAGTTGAAATTGTGCCGAATTTCGCTTATACGTCTACGGCTGTCGTATCGACGATCTTTGCTCACGTCGGTATCATCGAAATATCGTCTTAGGAGAAGAATGTGCCAACGAATTTGACGAGAGGAAATACCGCCCAATTCGTTGCCGAATTCGTCAATGCGGCTGGCACGCTTGTCAATCCGTCATCAGCATCCATTACGATTACCTATAACATCAGTGGTGTTGCAACATCGACGACTTCTGATTTAACTTTATCGGGCAGTTTTTGGATAGGGACGTGGGATTCGACACCGGCAGATTTGGGAAATGCGGATTGGTCGGTTTCTTCATCCGTCACCACAAATCCGGCGCAGACGGGAACTATCAGGGTAATTGACCCATGACCGTGAATCTCTCAAAAACCTACGATTGGAATCCTCCGGGTGGAGAACTAATCATCAACGCCTTCGGTCGCATCCAGATTCGCCCGACTGAAATTACCCAATCTCATTTGTACCAAGCACAGTTATCAGCAAATGCTGTTCTTTCCGAATGGAGTAATTTGCAGCCTTCGTTGTGGACGGTAGGATTACAAACTGTTCCGCTTCTTCAAGGTACAGCTACCTATACTGTCCCGGCTGAAACAGTGATGATTCTTGATCTTTATATTTCTTCTGGTTCACCTACTACAGACCGTTATCTTTATCCATTGAGCCGTACAGAATACGCGGCGTTGCCTGTCAAGACACAGCAGGGAACACCGAATCAATTCTGGTTCGACAGACTTATCTCCCCGACGATTACTTTTTATCCAGTACCAGATGGTAATGGTCCTTATGTGGCAAAATATTTCTCCTGCCGACAAACTATGGATGCCATTCTTGCTGGTGGGCTGAACGTGGAAGTTCCGTATCGGGTTTTGGATGCTTTTCTAGCTGCTCTTGCTTGGAGACTTGCTGAGATTTACAAGCCTGAGATGGAACAGCGGATGCAGCAGAAAGCTGAGAGGGCGTGGAGTCTCGCAGCAACCCAAGACCAAGAAAATGTGAGTCTCCAAATTATGCCGGGCTTGTCAGGATATTTTAAGTGAAAAGATCATTACCAGAAGGCTATGTTTCAAGTTTGCTATCATATGATAGCAATACTGGAATATTTGTTTGGTTAGTATCGCGCGGAAGTATCAAACCTGGTCGTACTGCTGGGACAATAAGTATTGGAAGGAATCGACCGTACTTGATGATTAAGATAGATAAGAAATTTTATTATGCTCATAAGTTGGCATGGCTTCTTGAGCATGGTGAATGGGCTAAACAACTAGATCATATTAATGGAGATGGTCTAGATAATAGAATTGAGAATTTAAGAAAATGTAATCTGTCTCAGAATAAAGGAAATTCTCGTACTTACAAAAATAATAAAAGTGGAGCTAAGGGCGTATTTTTTGATAAAGAAGCTGGAAAATATAAAGTTACAATTCAATGTAAAAGGAAACGAAAATATATTGGTAGTTTTCATGTATTCAGAGAGGCCAAGGCGGCTTATATAAGAACCGCTACAGAACTTTTTGGTGAATTTGCGAGGGCTGTATAATGCGCCCGCAAGGACATGCTTCAGTTGATCCGAATCGTCCTTCAGCACACGCTATTTGTGATCGGTGTGGCGGTCGATATTTGCATCGCCAACTCCAATGGCAATTCCAATGGTCAGGAACAAAGCTACAGAACCTAAGATTGCTTGTCTGCCCATCATGTATGGACAAACCCAATGAGCAACTTCGTACAATTCTAATACCGCCCGATCCTGTTCCCATTCTCAACCCGCGTCTTGAGAATTATACTTCGGCCAACAATCCACTATCTCCCATCGCCATTAGTTCCATCATCGGTGCAGGCGATGCCATCGGGACGATGGCTCAGGGCGGTGGCCTGAATGCAGCCTTTGACCGCAACACGAACAAGGGATTTGCTTTCTGCGCTTCGCTTGGACCATCAACTGTTGGATATTTTAACACGGTAGGAAAGAACTGGGGTGTAGCAACACAGCCCATTACAGCGGATGCCACGACGCAGACCTACAATGTTTCCAGATTTATCACCACCGCGCCGAACAACACTCCGTTTCTAGCTTCCGGCGCTGTGGCATACAGATTTGAAGGATCAACCAACAATACGACATGGACAAGTCTCTATACCGGGACCACGACGGGAACCAATGGGGAGTCCATAGATGCAACACCTACGGGCGGCGATTATCAGTATCATAGAATTAATTTTTTGGGAGACGGAGTAAGTATTATTGCTATAGCTCAACTAGCGTTGTATGCTTCCCAACCAAACTCTGGGATATAAACTTATGTCATTAACCGTTAAAAGATTAAAAGAGGTACTTTACTATTCAGATGAAACTGGAAAGTTTTATTGGAAGTCTATGACTCATAAAAATTCTTCTATGATAAAAGCTGGTAAGATTGCTGGTTGGGAAAACGGATGGAGAAATGGAAGACAATATTCACGCATTTGTATAGATCAAAAATCTTATTACACCCACCGCTTAGTATGGTTGTATTTCAATAGTAAATGGCCAGAAGAACAACTTGATCACATTGATGGAGATACTTTTAACAATAAAATTTCAAACTTGCGAGAGGCCACAAGATCGCAAAATAAGGCAAATTGTGGTGTATATAAATGTACTAAGTCTGGGTATAAGGGCGCTTACAAAAGTAAGAATAAATGGATTTCCACAATAAGAATTAATAATAGATTAATCTATCTAGGAAGATTTGATACTCCTCAACAAGCAAATAAGGCATATTCTTATGCGGCTTGTAAGTATCATGGCGAATATTCGAGGTCGTCATGAGTTTAACTTACCAGACGTACACGAATCAGCTTTCCAATTTACTCGTCATTGGATCAACCGATGCAAATTTCATTACGTTTTTGCCGGGGTGCATAGATTATGCGGAAGGTCGGTGCTACAGAGAACTCGACCTCATCTCCACCCGCGTCACCGACAGTTCTGCTTCTCTTGTAGCAGGAACAAGAACCTTTACGCTTCCTACTGCATCTGGGACTTTTGTTGTTGTCGAGGAAATGAATGCAATTACTCCTGCCGGGGCGGCGGCAGCGACAGGAGTTCGCAATCCTCTGACAGCGGTTTCAAAGGAATGGATTGATGCCGTCTATCCTTCCGCCGCGCAATATAGAGCGTTACCGGCATTTTTTGCCATGATGAGCAATACACAGGTTGTTCTTGGGCCGTCGCCGGATGCCGCTTATGTAATGGAAGTTACCGGAACAATCAGGCCAGCGGCTTTGTCTTCCACCAACACGACTACATTTTTGACAACGAATTTGCCTGATTTATTTATTGCCGCGTCGATGGTGTTCGCTAGCGGTTATGTGCGTGATTTTGGGAGTCAAAGTGATAACCCTCAGCAAGCCCAATCATGGGAAAATCAATATAAACAATTATTCGGATCAGCCGGTGTTGAGGAGTTACGTAAAAGATATCAAAGCCAAGGATGGACAAGCCAGATACCCAATCCCATTGCAACGCCTCCGCGAGCATGAACAATGGCAATGGGATCGGTTCTGCTCCGGCCCGGCGTACAAGTTGAAGCAACGCCCAGTTTGAACGAGGCTGGTATTTCCGAAAGCAATCTCGTTCGCTTCAAGGACGGGATGATACAGAAATATGGCGGTTGGCAATCCTATTATGGATTTCCTATCGGTTCTACCATCAAGGAAATTCATCCGTGGCAGGGATTGTCTTCTGACAAACATTTAGGAGTAGGAGCTACAGCAAGTCTCAGTGTGATTACACTGGGATCAAATAATGATATTACTCCTCAAACAAGAACCACAAATCCTTCTCCTGTTTTTTCTGTCGGGGCAAATTCGAACATCGTCACCGTTCAAGACCCGAATAGCAGCGCATCGTTATTCGATACAGTGTATTTCAATACGCCCGTCAATGTCGGAGGGATTCTTCTTAATGGTGCCTATCATATCAATACGGTCGGCGGTTCCAGTTCATGGACGATCATAGCGTCTGAGAATTCTTCAATCGCCATAGCCAGCAGCGGAATACTTCCGACCTTCACGGCCGCATTGAATAGTGCGATGGTAATGGTCGTTCTGCCCGATCATGGATTTACCGATACGACCGGACTTTATCAGCAATTCATTGCCGGGACGAGCATTGCCAGTCAGACAATTCAGGGAAAATACGCAATTGATACCGTAATTGATACGACTTCGTTCACCATCAATCTCACTGCTCAGGCGTCCGCTGTTGCTACGGCTACGATGAACAGCAGTCTGGTGCAGATTGTCTATTATGTGACTTTGGGGCAGCCGCCAGCAGGAAGTGGATACGGCATAGGTGGGTATGGATTGGGCGGATACGGAACAGGAAGCACGACGACCTCAGCTATTGGGACTCCTATCACTACTACAGATTGGACACTAGCGAACTGGGGAGAAGCCCTGCTGGCCTGTCCAGTTGATGGGCCGATTTATGTATGGTCGCCCAATAGTGGTTTTACCAACGCGAGCGTGATTCATACCGCCCCGTTTTTCAATGGCGGCATTTTTGTTTCCATGCCGCAACAGATTCTGGTGGCGTGGAGATCGTGCCAAAGCAGCGGAGTGCAGGATCAGCTTCTGGTTCGCTGGTGTGACGCTCTTGATTATACCAATTGGACGGTTTCTTCCCAAACCACGGCTGGAAGTTTTCACATCCCGACTGGCTCGATGATTATGGGGGGGCTTCAAGCTCCGACCCAGGGGATCATCTGGACTGATCTTGATGTATGGGTAATGCAGTATGTGGGCGGGGGTGTAATTTACAATTTCAACCGAGTCGGCACAGGATGCGGATTGATAGGCCCTCATGCCGCCGGAGTATTGAATGGTGAAGTCTATTGGGCGGGCGTGAATAATTTATATATTTTGGGAGCGAATGGCGTTTCCGATATTCCGTGCTCGGTATGGGATTTCATGTTTCAGAATTTGAACTCAACCTATCAGACGAAAGTACGTTGTGCCACCAACAGCATGTATAACGAAGTGACTTGGTTCTTCCCGTCCGCCACCAGTACGGGAGAAAACGATTCGTATGTCAAATACGACACGACCAGAAAAGTTTGGGACTATGGATTACTTCAGCGCACCGCATGGACAGATACGTCCGTATTGGGAAATCCGATAGGAACGGACGCCAGCGGATTTATCTGGCAGCACGAACTCACCAATGATGCCGGTGGCGTTGCCATGAGTCCATCTTTCAAGAGCGGGTGGTGGGCTATCAATGACGGCAACGAATTGGCCTTCATCGACTGGATCATTCCTGACTTCAAGTTCGGAACCTATAGTGGAGCCAAGACCGCGAGTGTGCTAGTGACGTTTTATGCGGTTGATTATCCTGGTGATCCTGTACGAACCTACGGACCTTATACCGTCACCTCGGCAACTGAATATTTGAACGTAAGAATTCGTGGTAGGTTAATGTCCATGAAAGCTGAAAGCAGCGATCTTGGCAGCTTTTGGAGATTAGGTAGAGTACGCTATCGTTGGGCACCGGCAGGACGACGCTAATGGCTGAAGAAACCACCAGGAATATCGCTCAATCTCCTGCCTTTCTGTCCGCCGCGCAGAACAATGTTACCGCGATCAATAATGTCGGGGAACAGATTCCAAGTGTGATTACCGCATTAAGCAGTATAGCTAATACACTGACTACAGCCTTGAGTGCTACATTCCCGACAATCACTTTAAGCGAGGCAACGATCAACTCAAGTGCTGGAAGCAATATGATAGTGGCGGCGGTAGCTAATCAGACGATCAGGGTTTACAAATTATTCTATACTGTTTCTGCCGCCGCCAATATCACGATACAAAGTTCAGTTGTCTCATTGACCGGCCCAATGCCATATACGGCGGCAGCTTCCACATTTTTTGACTATGATGCCCATCCGTGGTTTACGTTTGCGTCCAACTCCGCGTTTATCCTCAACGTCAGCGCGGCTGTCCAGGTATCTGGACGAACCTATTATACACAAGTATGAGCGGCATTTCATATAATCCCAATGTTATTCCGCTTGGCGGGACGGGAGGTTCTACGTTTGCTGCTCATGGAGTTCTTTTAGGAGAAGGAACAAGTCCTTTCACGACTGTATCTGGTTCAAGTGCAGGACAAGTTCTGACATGGGTTAGCACTTCTGCCGATCCCACATTTCAAACACCATCTGCTACTGGATGGAGACTAATAAGTTCATGGACGTATTCAAGCGATGTTTCATCACTTCCATTTATTAACCTTTCTGGGTACTCTGCTGTTTATGTTGTTTTACTAGATGTTACGAGTTCGGCGGCCTCAATACGCAGAGTTCGTGTCAGTACGAATAATGGTGCAACATATTTAAGCGCGTTAGGAGATTATCGTTCAATGGGTGCTGGAGGATTTACGACTAATCAAACTTCTATTGAATTAAATGGAGTATTTGCTGGTGCTCTTTCTCCATATACTTGTATTTATGGATTTAATGTATCCGGTGCTTCAAAGCCAGCCAAGGTTGTTGGTACAACAGATTATATACTTCCTACAACAACAGCGTTGAATGCTATTGAACTATCTCCAAGCGTAGGCAACTTCACTGGTGGGTCAATTTACATTATTGGAATGTAGTGATATGGACCCATCTAGGTGAACACATGCCGCTGATAAAATCAGGAAGCAAAAAAGCCATATCAAAGAACATCTCTGAACTTATTCATTCTGGCCGCCCGCAGAAACAGGCTGTTGCAATCGCACTTTCCAACGCCCGCAAATATGGAAGACAGGCTGGTGGCACGACACCGATGTTCATGCGCGCAGCAGCCAGAAATCTTTTCCGGCAAGGACTTATCCGCTCTCCCATTCTAGGCAGAACCGACAAGATAAATATAGGTGTTCCATCCGGTTCGTCCATCATTCCAGCAGATGTGGTGTCTGGATTGGGTCAAGGTAATACAGACGGGGGGGCCAAAATCTTGGATCACATGTTTCATACCGGACCTTACGGCATGAGATTGCCTAGAACTGGTGGAAGACCAAGGATGCCAAGAATGTTGCGGGCTGAAGGCGGCGAAGTTGACGACGAAAGTGAAGTCACACAGATCATGGCAGCAGGTGGTGAATATGTGATTAGCCCAGAAAAGGTCATGGAGATAGGCGACGGTGACTTGGATAGGGGCCATCAGATTATGAATGAGTTTATTACCCAAGCACGAAAGAAGCATGTCAATGAAACAAAAAATCTGGCGGGGCCGCATAAATGACCTGTCCTTCAACCGTCAGAACGGCAAAGCCGGAAGATAGAGTAGAATGCTGGCGTCTTCTGCTTCAAGGCCATCGTGAAAACGGAATGTTCCCGCTCTCGCCAGAAAAGGTGGATTTCTTCCTGACCAGAGTTTTGCAGCCGGAACTTATTCCAGAGTGGGATACTGGCCCACGCGGAGTGATTGGTGTTATCGGTCCTATAGGAGCGTTGGAAGGATTAGCCTTCATCACGATAGGTTCTTACTGGTACTCATCCAAATTTCATCTTGAGGAATTTCTTGTTTTCGTCGATCCAGAATGCCGCAAGTCTGAACATGCCAAGTCTCTTATCAGATGGATGAAGGATCAGACTGACGCTACTGGATTACCGTTATTGACTGGTGTAGTGTCGAATGAAAGGACGGAAGCCAAGTGTCGTCTGTACCGGCGTATGTTGCCAAAGGTAGGGGAATTTTTCCTATATGGTGGTAAGGGTAGCGGAAGTGTGTATGGATCAAGCATAGCTATGGCAATTTGATAGGAGAGCGTGTCATTTGCGGCGGCGGTAAAGGCAGGAGCACATCGACTTATACGCCCAATGCGGCGGTAGGAGCTTCAGCCAATCAAGCTCTTACAATGGCGCAGAACGCTGCCAATCAGTCATTTCAGCTACCTGCACAGCCAGTAGCTGGTTTTACCCCCGACCAATTGACGGCTTTTCAGAACGTAAGAGATACACAAGGATTTGCCCAACCGTATTTTGATACTGGTGCAGGCTATATGACCCAGAGCGCCGCTCCGGTTACGGGCGCGGAAACAGCCAATTATCTTAATCCATATTCCAAGTTTGTCATGGATAATCTAAACGAACAATTCGGCCAGCAGCGCCGAGACATAACCGGAAAACTGACAGGCGTTGCTGGCGGCGTGGGTGCTGATCGTATTGCAGTCGGGCAATCTGAGCTAGGGCGGCAGCAAGGATTGGCTACTGGTCAGACAATGGCCGGTATCTATGACCGCGCCCTGCAAGCCGCTCAAGCCGACAAGATGCGGCAGGCCAATGCCGGTTTTGGTTTTTCCATGATGGGACCAGCGGCACAACAAGCGCAATTGCAAGGAACTGGCGCATTGCTTGGAACCGGAGGCCAGCAACAGCAGCTAGAACAAGCCAAGCTGATGTCGCCGTTCCAACAGGAATTGGCCCGTATTGCTTATCCGTTTCAGACTTCACAGTTTCTGTCTGGTGTGACCAGCCAGTTGGCTCCCGGCATGGGCGGCACAACTCAAACTCAACAGCCTGCGCCTTCGATATGGAGCCAACTCTTAGGTGCGGGGACAGCCGCTGCTAGTATGTATGGTGGATTAGGGGGTGGAGGATTCAGCGGACCATTCGGTACTGTTCCTGGCAGCGGGCTTTTTGGCGGCTATGATCCTTGGGCTGGTATTCGGGCGCGAGGCGGTACCGTCTCTCCATACCCCGCATATCAAGGCTATGAAGAAGGCGGCGATGTCGAGGAAGAACAGCCAATACTCGGTCTTATGGACCCGACAAATGCTCCAAACCTAGGCCAATACCCGTTCCTCGCCCAAAACATGCCATCCATTGTGCCCCAGTTGGCCGCCCAACGCGCGCAAGGCCCTCAGCCTACCCCGTTACCCTTAAAGCCGGGAATACCGCCTGTAGGGCCTCCCCAAGCCCAAGGCGCGGAATATGGTAGCTCGCCCTACCCAATGGCCCCCCAAAGTGAGATCATGGCCCCACAAGAAGGTACTAGAGCACAGCAATTCGCCAGATCACCCTCTCTAGCTCTTACGGCGGCAGGACTGGGTATGATGGCCGGGACTTCCCCCTATGCTGGGGTGAATATCGGAAGGGGTGGGTTGGAAGGGGTGAAGGTGCTTGAGCAACAGCGGACACAAGAAGGACGCGAGCGGCAGGTTGATCTGGTTGCCAAACGGTTGTTGCAGCAGGCAGAACAGCATCGAGACAAATATACCAAGATGACTCCGTATCAGAGCGGGTTGCTCTCGCGTGAGAACCTTCAATACATCGGGAATAATTCAGAAAATCTTCCTGTCTATCTTGACAGGCGTACAGGCAAGGAACGTATTGGATCAACGCCGATCAGCGCAAAAGCAAGTTCAAAAGGACCGTCTGCTACAGAATGGAAATATAATGCTTGGCTTTCTGCCCATCCTGAAGATGCCAATACAGAAGACGGCAAACAGCGCGCCTTAGAATTTGCATCTGGGAGACGGCAGATGGGAGATGCAGACATAAACAAATCTGCACTCTCTATGGCGCAGCGTGAAGTCAGTGGAATGTGGCCGCAACCGAAAAACCCTGCGGCATTAATTCGACAGCGTGCTATTGAATATGCTTCACAGATCAAAGGTGGAATTTCTACAGAGACTACAGGAAATTCTTCTAAATCAGAAGCATTGTCGAGAGCCAAGAAAGTTATCAGCGAAGGAGCCGACCAGAATAAAGTGAGAGCATGGCTGGAGAAGAATGGTATTGATCCTAATGAATTGAATGAGCCGTAAAATGTTTAAGAAGATAAAAGGATACCAAGAAGGAGGAGAACTTCCCGAAATTGATTTACCCAAAATTCCTCGTCCGTCTTCCGAGCGTCCACAAATACTTATTACTCCAGGTCCTGTTAAAACCGACCCGAGAGCGCCCGAAGAAGCATTTAGTAGCCAACCAAAATATAACTTTTCAGAACTTGATGATCTAATCCCATCTAAAGATTTTTCTCCAGCAGCGCCTGTTAAATATGAACAGTCTGGGCCATTTGCTGAATTAGATGCACTAATTCCAAAACCTGATAAACCAAGTTTTCTTGGAACTTCAGTAGAAGCTCTACGCAAGGGTTTTGTAGAGGGATTGGAAGAAGCAGAAGCAGGGCTTGACACTCCATTTAAAGAAACAACCCAAGAACCTGATACAAGTCATGTAGGACAGTTATTACAGCAACCAATTTCTGAGGGATGGACTGATCCTCAGTGGTGGTCGGCAAACATTCTCCATGGAGCCGCAAGAGGATGGCCATCATTAACTACTGGTGCTCTTGGAGCGTTGGCTGGTAGTCAAGTAGCTCCCGGCGCTGGAACATTGATTGGTGGCATGGGAGGATTTGCACTAGGATCGGCGATTCAATCACTTGCTCCTGCTTACCAGCGCGCTCGCAAGCGTGGGTTAGAACACGACGCGGCTGTTAATGAGGCTTATGTTCAGTCAGGAATTGCTGCTGTTTTTGGTGCAGCAATGGCAGGTGCTCCTGCATTAAAGGTGATCCCAGGTGAAGCCGCTGCCAAGCGGGCAATCTCGGAAGCTCTTGCACAGATTTTTGCAGTTCAGCCTAGCTTGCAAGTTGGCCAGCAATTAACATTTTCTACCGTTATTGGGGAGATGCCAAGTGTGGAAGATATTGCAAAGACCTATGTGATTGGAGCAGGAGTGGGCGTTCCGATTGTTGCAGGTCACTACATTGCTCCTAAAATAGCGTCTTCCGCGAAAAAGGCCATTGAGCCAATAGTTAGTGATTTTCAAATGAAAATTGCTCCCATGTCTATGGGTTCCCCGCAAGCTAGGGCTGCTGCCAAGGATACAATGAACAATGTTAGACTTGCTCGTTACGAGTGGAATCAAATTGATGCTCATCTAGCCAAGAAGTTTACTCCTGAACAACTAAAAAATATGTGGGAAGCAGCGGATGAAGAAAGTGTTGCTCGTCAATCAGGCGCACCAACAGTAGGTATTGGACTTTCTCGCTTGAATCATAGTGACCGCGCTGTTGTAGAAGCATTGCAGGACTCGGCACAAAGAACATTTGAAACCGCACGGAATCTAGGAATGGTGGAAGGCGAAGGTCTTCCTTCTTACGTTCCTAGAATGATGGTTAAAATGACAGAAGATGGACAATACGGGTCTTCAGTTTCTGGTAATGTTCCAGGCGGAGCACGCGGGCTAGACAGCATTGGAACTAATGTTCGTACATCAACCCCTCAATTACGCCACCGAAAATATCTGACGGCAGAAGAAACTGAGACTGCTGCTAGGTCTAAGCTAGGTGAAGATGTTGAAGTAGCCCGCAACATTCGCGCATTACCACTTGTGACGGCACGTTTACAGGAAGCAATTGCGTGGCGTTCCCTTATCAATCAGATAAAAGAAATAGGGAAGACGGTTGGAGATGAAACTGTTTCTGAAGGACGGCCAGGTGAACGACATGAAAATTGGTTCCATATTGATCATCCGTCTTTCAAGACGTGGAGACCAAAGTTTCAGAATAATGAGGAAGGTAAAATAGTTCCTATCTTAAATAACAGAGGAGAACCTGTTTTCGAGCAAATCCCGCTTTATATGCGTAAAGAGTTTGAAGGTCCCATGCGCTCTATTCTTACAAAAAAATCTGGCGCGTTGTATGATTTTTTGATGTCCCTTAAAGGAAGAACTATGAGCGTTATTATGTATTCGCCACTGATTCATAACATGGTGGAGTGGGGACGAGCCTTACCTGCGACGCCAGGAAAAGTTGCTACTGGAAAAATATATTTCGAGGGCAATAAGGCAAAGCATAATATCGGAACAATGCAGGAAGCAATTCAGGCTGGTCTTGATCCTATTGGCCGCAGATATTTCAATCAGGACATATCCTCAATCATGGAGGAACCTACCTTAACTCCTGGTCGGTCATGGACTTCTCAAATTCTTGCTCACACTGTTGGTTATCTTCCTCAAAAAGGAATGACGACCAAACAAGTCCAGCGACAAGTAATGGAATCAATAGATAAAGCTGGAGACTTTTGGCACAATACTTTGCTTTGGGATCGTGTAGGTGATCTTCAAGTTGGTCTCTACACAAACATTCGTGATGACATGATGGGGAAAGGTTTTGATCGTGGGTCATCTAGCAGATTTGCTGCCCATTTTGCCAATCGTTATGCCGGTGCTCTACCGCGTGAGGCCATGTCTGATAATGCTAGAAAGATTGCCAACATGGCATTGTTCTCCAGAAGTTTTACTCTTGGAAATCTTGGTGCGATGAAAGATATGTTTGTCGGGTTGCCGAGAGATGTCCAAGCACAGATAGCAAGAGATTCTGGTATTGAATCTCTTTCCAAGATACAAAGTTACGCAAAGCGTAAAGCCATAGCTATTGTCGCGATGGATATTGCGTTGCTTTATGCTGGCAATTCAATTCTTCAAGACACCGTTGATAAAATGCGGGGCGAAAAAGATTGGGATAATATTGGACGTGGTTATCTTGACAGATTAGATAAATTGACAAACCGGGTTAGAGAACACCCAGCTTCGGTTTTAATGAATCCATTCTCAACTCTTGAACACCTAGGAGTCACTTCAGAAAATGAACCCGGTAAACAGGACCGTGTATTTGTTGGATATACAAAAGACGGAACTGGTATTTATATGCGGCTACCGCCGGGAAAGATTGGAGAGGAATTTATTGGCTGGTTCAAAATGCTTGGAGGCAATCCCGATCTTCTCGTTCGCAAAATGGAAACCTTAGCGCGTCCAGTTCTCCAATGGATGTCAAATGACAGAGGGTTTGGCCGCAAAGTTTATAATCCCTATGCCGAAATACCAGTAGAGCATGTTAAAAATACTGGACGAGTGGTGAAGTTATTCATGGAATCAAGATTACCTATGCAGTCTGTACGGTCAACACATGACATTTTTACAGGTGAAGGAGATCAAAAATTAAATTGGCTTCAAACTGTTGGTCCTTTTGCCGGTATGACATTTTCAAGAGGAGCGCCAGGCGGACCAGCCGCAGGAGAGTTATTCCGAGCAAGCGAAATTCAACGCTTCAAAATTAATCAATCATTGCCGTCCATTCGGCGGATGATTCAAAGAGATGATATTGAGGGCGCAATATCAGAAATGTCAAAGTTGGGCATGACCAAAGGTTATCAGAAATATATTGTTGGTACGACCATAGACCCTACGAAGCGTCTTCGCCTACAAAGCAGAACCTTTAAGGACTTCAAACTTTATGGAACGGAAGAACAAAAAGAACGCTTTGAGCGGGCATTAAGAATGTCTCGCCCGCAGATCAATGAACTTCCGTTTTCCAGCGGCGGTCGAGTTGTCGGTTATCAGGAAGGTGGGGAAGCCCAAGAAGAACTTCCTTCACAATCACCTGCACAGCAAAGGAGGCCGCACCAAACCAACGAAAGCCAAGCCCTTTAATCCCATACAAATACATGGTAAAGAACAGGAACGATTTGATAAAGCGGCCCGACTAAGCCGCCACTGAACAGCAGACTATTCCCGCGCCGGGAATGATGGTCTGACTACCGCCGCAGCGCCTGCGGTTACTATCTGCCACGCTGGCAAGCAATATCAGCAGATGTGACTATAGGTGAAACGTGGCCTCACCCACAAGTAATAAAGCCCTAACTTATGCAACCCACGGTGGTAGTATCAATAGCTGGGATTCTCAGCTTAATTCAGATATGGAAATTCTCGACACAGTTTTAGGCGGCACTCTCTCCGTTGCTTTAGCCGCAGCCAATGTTGTTCTTTCTGTAGCTCAATCACAAAATCTCAACTATCAACTGACCGGCGTATTGGCAGCCAATGTAAGCATTCAATGGCCTGCCGTTGGCGGGTTTTACATAGTAGATAATCAAACGACTGGTGCTTTCACTGTTACGTTGCAAACCGCTGGTGCAGCCACAACTACCATAGCCCCACAAGGATACAGAATATTAGTCTGGTCAAATGGACCTGACATGCTTCCAGCGGCTACTGCTGTACCTGGGGCATATTCAGTTGGTGGGGTTCCAAGTTTTACTTCCACGTCTCATGCTTTGATACCATCCGGCACCACCGCGCAACGGCCTGGTGTTCCTGCCGCCGCCAATTTCAGATACAACTCCACGCTTGGCCTTCTTGAATTCTATGACGGCACTTCTTGGAATCAGCCAAGCAATGCACAGCCTATCGCGGCGGGGTTCAAAAATCTTCGAACCCAGAATAATGCCGGAACTCCGAATACACAAATAGATATTACGGCGGACGCAGTAACAGTAGAAACATCCGGTGGAACGGCTTATCGTCTCAGAACAGTAAGCGTCACAATCAACTTTGCTGTTTCTGGCGCGGCGGGAGGAAACGATCTTGATGCAGGCGCGATTGCTCCAAGCACATTCTATTTCATGTATGTGATCTATAACCCATCGACAGGAGTTACGGCAGGTCTAGGTTCTCTTTCCGCAACTGCCCCAACATTACCAGCAGGATTTACTGCATTTGCACGATTGGGAGCCAACAGAACTACAGCAGCATCTATTTTCAATCGTGTAATTCAATACGGTAGAATTGCACAATATGTTGTTGCCGCAGGAAGCCCCACACTTTTCTCTCCAATTATAGGAAGTGGAATTACAGGAACATTTTCAATAACAAGCCCAACATTAGTTGCTGCTTCTATTACGAGCGTAGTTCCGACAACTGCGAGTCGCATTCATGTTGGCGCATCCAACGTATGGAAAAGTGCAGGAGCAGGGTCAGTATTGGTAGCACCAAATCAGTCCTATAGTGGGGCTAATAACGGACCTGGCGGCAGCGTTGGTATGGTATTTCCAATACACGTACTAGCAGGCTCTGTGGTAAATTCTGGTTCTTCAGCTTGGATGACACTAGAAACAACTACAATATCTTGGGCGGCAGGTGGAGCAGGAGGAGCAATAGCATGTCTGGGTTGGGAAGATAACATATGAAAATTTTCCTAGTTTTGTTGGAAAGGAGCACACCATGAATCTCACTCTAAGCTGGACTACCATCTTCATTCTGTTCTCGGCTGGTTTTGTGGTCGGCTGGATTACCAGCAAATCTCTATGGCCTTATGTCGTAGGCAAGATCAAGTCTGCTTATCATAGTGTAAGGGGAAACTGAAAGATGTTCTCCGATCAAGTTGTCAAGGAAATCGTAGCTACTGCTAGACGCGATCAGATTGACCCCGCTTCGTTGTTGGCAGTGTCTGAGGTTGAAAGTGCTGGGCGTCCTCTTGAGTCAGACAATTTGACGCCGCGCCTTCTATTCGAGCGTCATGTTTTTTACCGTGAACTGAAAAAGCGTAATAAGGACGCTCTTGCGAAAGCCGTCAGTCAAGGATTGGCAACCCCGAAATGGGATCGCAGTGTTGCCTATCGTGACCAAGGAACATCGCAAGGCCGTCTTGCCGTGCTCGCCAAAGCTAGAGCCGTCGATGAGGAATGCGCGAACCGTGCTTGCTCATGGGGGTTAGGGCAGGTTCTAGGCGCGAACGCGGAGAGCCTAGGTTACTCTTCTGCAAATAACATGGTAAACGAACTACAGGCTGGCGGCATCGTCGCACAAGTTGAATCCATGTTGCGGTTTATCAAGAAAAACCGCCTTCAACCGTATCTCAATTTGCACGATTGGGCATCATTCGCGCTGAAATATAACGGCCCTGGCTACGCTCAAAATCGCTATGATGTTCGCATGGCAGCAGCATATCAGAAATGGGTTGTGAAGATTGATGGCATGGCAATCGAGACAGAACAACTTGAAACGAATAAGCCAGTTGAGGAAAAGATTGACGAGCTACCGCCTCCCTATGTCGAACCTCAGACGAAAGCCAAGAGCACAACGCTGTGGTCAACCATCTTCGGAACGATCTCTACATTCTTTATCGGTATCTGGACATGGTTCATGAATCTGCCGTTCCAAGACAAGGCGCTCATTCTCGGCTTCATGGGTTTTGTGGTCCTGCTATTCGTCTATATCGCCAAGGAACGCATTCGGAAGATAGTTGAGGATCATGTGTGATGGCGATTCTAGCATGGCTGATCGGATCGAAGCTCGGTCGATATGTTGCTCTAGGGGGGTTGATCGCCGCCGGGCTAGCCATCCTCTACTTCAAGATTCGAGCGTCAGGTGCGGAAGCCGAACGGTTGAAAATGCTGCAACAGTCCCTAGAGAATCTGAGAACACGCATAAAGGTGGACGATGAAATTCGTGCGCTTCCTAGCGATCAGCGGCTTACTCGTCTCAATCGCTGGCTGTCAGAATAGCGGTGCATTTCATTGTGACGGGTGGAAGCCTATCAGGATGAAAGCTGCTACCGCGTCCTACATTGTCAAGAACGATCAGGAATTTGCCGCTGACGTTTTGGGACATAATGAATTTGGCGAGCGGACGAAATGTTGGGACGCAGGCAAGACCAATGTAGGAAAGAAATGAAAACATTATTGCAAGCAGGCGCGGCAGCAGCAGCTATTGTTTCCATTGTTGGCTTATGGCTTTTTCTCGGCGGCCCGCTGCCAGCAAGTTCAGGCGATATCAAACGCCTCGATAGATCACAAGCCGATACAGCGGAGGATATCTATGCGCGTCAGTTACGCGGCTACATTCTCAATCCGCCTCCGAATGATCCGATAGCGCGGAAGTTCTATGAGGAAGAAATAGCAAATCTTCGGGATAAACTGCGCAGAGCATCAGAACGCAAAATCGAGTTGAGCAAATGAACATGAACGAAATTCGTATCGACCCGACTATCACCGTAGGTCATATACTAACGACGCTTGCTATTCTTGCAGGAGGGGCTGGGATTTATTTCGGCGTTAAACTCGATATTGCGAGTGTGGCAAGCGATGTGCGTACCGTCTCGCAGAGAGTTGAGAAGGTTGAAAATGCCCTACATCAATTAACCGCTATCACTATTACCGCTGCCAGATTGGAAGAAAAATATCAGGCGCTTGGATCGCGAGTTGATCGAATTGAAGGAGCGAAGAAATAATCGCATTGACAATCTGACTTTCTAGGCTTATTTATATCTTGTTCGTGACAACCTCCCTCTGTGGACAGACTAGCCCGTTCCGGTCAGCGGGCTAATTTTTTAGGCAAGAGAAAAGCCGCGCTCGTCCATAGAACGCGGTCCTTGATTTAGAACCTCCACCACTTACGCACCCTACGCGAGAGCTTGGGGTATTGCTGCCACGGTATAGGCACTCCATTGGTTCTGGTGTCACAGATCAGTCCATGACTTACCGCAACGTAATGTCGTGTGGTCTCTACGATGAACGGTCCCATGTGCGCCCGGTTCTCGCAAAAGGATCGGAGCGACCGATTCGGCAGTGAAATGGTGCGGGCAAGCGAGAACGCGATCTCGTCGCCGCTTCTTTCTTTAACTGGCCACCCGAGCCGCTTCATGGTTTCGACTATCTCGCCATTATACATCCCACGAATAGGGATGCGCTTTCCGTCAAGGGCGAAAACACTACCGCCTAAAAGCCTGTTACCTTGACGTATGCTTTTCTCTCTGGTGTTCCTGATCCTACGAATCTTTTTGTAGATCAGGCTGGTCTTAGCTCCGGTGATGGAGGAAATAGCAGCCGGTCCGCAGTAGGGCCGACCTCCGCTATCATTGTTGATGGGGCGTAGCATCACAGGCACCCCCTCGCTTTGAACTCGGCTCGGACTTCCTTGATGAGCCGAGAGAGGCGAGGCTTGCGTAAAGCTACCGTTGTATGGCGGCGCTTGATCGCAATCCTGCGAATCTCTTGCTCGGTCTCCTGCTTCGGCGTGGGCTTCTTTGCGCGTTCTCGCTTCGGCTCGGACTTCACTTCGACCACTAGCTCAGGGTGGAGTTTGCGATCAAGGAAGTCCGGGATCGACAGGTCCATGTCAATCTGCATAATTCTTCTCCCTCATTTTCAAACAGCACGCCGGATGAAAATTCATCCGACAATTGCATTATAGCATATCGACTTTTCTGATTTTCAAAAATCAATGACTTAGCAGGAGCAAAAATCAAAATTCTCTTTTCGGTTCAATGTAACAAAAAGTGATTAGGTGAGCTTTCTCCGATTCCAAACAATCCACCCGAATGCCCTCACTGCAAGCCAAATCAGCCGCCGCCGCCACGGCTTGACGTTCGATGTAGTCATGGCTTCCAAAAATATTTGATCCGCTCTATGACGCGGTACGGAGCGGACCTGATAGGCATAGAGATAATCGTGAATTACGGCTGCGCGCGAATGGCGGCCAGCACGATCAATCAAGCTGCGGAATGGTTTTGGTACGGATGCAAAGTCGGTCGGGAAATTCACTGGCACCCAATATTGCTCGCCTGATTCGGTGATGTAGGAAAACTCTAGGCATACCTCGAACATCGTTCGGTCGTCGTCTAGAACCTTGACGATCAAGGGGCGAGGGTAGCTGGCGGTCATCTAGTAACCATCGGCCGTTTGAAGTCCTTTGGCGACGGCCTCGGCGCATTGTAGCTCATGCCTTTCTCGATGATATCGATCTTGGCTTGAGCCCCCTGCACCTTGTTGATTCCTAACTCTTTCCCAATGCGCGGCGACAAATACAAAATCCTTCCATCTTCCAATGACAGCCGGTGTGTGACGACCGCGAAAGTCTCTTTGCCAGTCTCAACATCGACCACATGAATGCGAGTGCCGCACTTGATGGTCGGATGGGCAGCACTAGGCTGGCCCGGTATTCGGTCGCACCTGGGGCGCTGCACTATGTACGGGTCGATGACGACTTCCCCGTACTGGATGCGCTTAGGGGTGGGTAGCCGGGACCGTTTCTTGGCTTCCAGGTCCAAGGGAGGTGCTAACGGAGCCTCAGAAACGGGGCTAGATTCAATTAGAAGGTCAGCGGGGTGGTCTATGGGGGGGAGTTCCCTTTCTACCGCGCAAGCGACCACTGTAATGAGACCAAAAACCGCAATCAAATAACGCATAGCGCCCTCCCGATAAACGGCCCGAATAGAATTGTGAAGGCAACCCCCAAGGCAACATATCTGGCTATATCTGTTTGCCGTCGCGTTTGGCGTAAATGAGTGAGGCAATTAGTTTGACGTGGGGTATCCTCGTCAGGCGCGCACGATGGCGATTCCCCCACGGCGGCCCCTTGTGTAGCTACCACTGGCGCATCGCCGCGACGGATAGCGTCTTTGTGTGGCCGCATTCTTTGATCTCCTAATCTGCAAAGTCGCAAATGCGAAGCGCATCGTCAATTACCGGCAGCGCGCTCTTGGCGTCGGCGCGTAGTGGTTCATGACTAATGTGCCACCGATCAAAAATAGCGCCTTCATTTTCCAATGCCATATTGCCGAGAATTGTTTTGGCTCGTTTAAGCGCCAATCTCAAAGTCCTAAGTTCGCCAAGAGTCAAATCGGCGATCTCTTGCTGATCGTTGTAGGTTGGCGACCTAACGATTTGAGGGGTAGTAGTATGCCAGCTTTGAGGCGGGTCAGGTGCTCTTGTCATTTGTTGCTCCTACTTTGTGTCGTGTAATATTTGAACTGATTTGGCTGATGGCGGCCCGAGGCGACTTTCTAGGCTCTTGATCCATTCAGTATCGTCGATACACTTTTGACAGTGATCGTAAGGACACCCGGCAAAATGCCAAAGACGTTTCAGTTCATCTTCGCTTGCTGATATTGCAAGGTAAAGCGCAGTCTTGGCGCGCTCCACAACATCGGCGTATTGTTCATCTGTCGCACAGCCTCGGATAGGGCGCGCGATTTGTTCCACCATTATTTCTATCGGTGGAATTTGTACGGGAATAGCCATCACATTTTCTCCACAGCTACCAACAACCGGCATTCGTACCGCTGTCTATGGGTTGGCCAATTCCATTGCTTCCAGCATTCTACTGGCTTGCGCCTTGATTGGTAGCCTTCATTAAAGTAGATGGCAGTTTGTTTCGGATTGCCGTTTGATTTTTCCCACCCGACCTTCAAGTAACGAACTCCATAATGAATGTTCGTCTCCGGCTTGTATAGCTCGGATATTTCTCCGGTGAAGCCCATGTGGCGCGCCGTCTGCGGCATGATTTGAAACGCTCCCCGTTCCCCGTTGCTGCCCTTCAAGTTAACATTGAAATTGCTTTCAATCTTGGCGACCGCGACGGCAAGCATTCTAGGCACACCTTGACGGTCGGCCTCGGACTTTATCATCTGCACCAACGTAGGTTTCGGGACAGGCTTGAAGTGAGTAGGCGCGTCAGATTGCGGCGAAAACAGAGCGCAGATGAAGGCGAATGATGAGGCGCATGTCATTTCTTTTCCTGCATCATGGATTGAATTTTCCGGTCCATTTCATCGGCTGCTTGCGCGACATCATGCGCCGTTGCGACCGACTCTATGATAAGCCGCTGTAGCCCGTCGCTCGATTCCTGTAGAATGTCGATCAGCTTTTCCATCTTGTTAATCGACCGCTTGACGATCTCGACGGCGTTCTTGGCGGCGGCGTCGACTTCGGCAGCGGCTTTCTTGCCGGGGTCATTGATAGTCGGGCTGGCCGCAAGCGTGGCCGCCATGTCGGTTGCAATGGGATCGGTCATGCTGACCTCCGGGGGATTTTGACTTGAGGAATGGGGCCGTTTTGTTGCAGGCCGTGAGCAAGCCAATTCGGAACGGCTGGCTTGAGTAGCCCGTTAGGATCAAGAGATAATTCAGCAAATGATCTTGTTGCTGGGTTCAATACTTTCTCGATCTCAGCCAGCACTTGCGGGGCCTGATCCTTGTATCCTCTGCGTCGGTTGGGGTCGGTTATATAACCTTGGGCTTGCTCGATGGCATGAAGCAATTGATTCTCGCGATTATCAAATGCTCTAGCGCGCTCGCGGTCACGCTGCGCCGAGTCGAACATATCGCTATATTTCCGATGCCAATGCTGCGCGTCTGACATACGATCGAAGGCATTATTGATGATCCAGGCGCAGACGCAGAATATGAAGGCTACCGTCATCCCGGCCCAAAAGCTTCGCACGTTGAATTCATTAAGCGTGAATAGCCACGGGATAACAATCCCCGCCACCATCATCATAAACAATACGACAGCGGCGATGGAGAGTGAAAAACGATCTATGATGATGCGTGGCATGAGTGCTCCTTATTATTGCAACCACAATCCCCAGCGGCGATGCAGGAACGCGCAGTAAGATTGCCGTTGATTGGATACGGGCAATACCAGCGAAAGAAAATGCGCGCGACGAGATCGCCAATCCAATCGCCTCGCATTGTGATTCTGTAGATTAGGTTAATCATTTTTTTCGTCCGCCTGAATGCCGCGCTTGATGTAATGTAGGATTTGTCCGGTTACGCTGCGGCTTTCTTCTTTCGCTCTGCGTTGGACGGCTTGTTTTTCCTCCGCTGTCAAATAGACATGCGTTTCAAACTTCGGTTTGGTGTCGCGGCGCGGCTTGATTGTCACGGGCTTATTTGCCTTTTCTAGTAATGGCAGCTTCGCCGGCTTCCGTAAGTTGGGCATAGCCGTCATCTTGGTCAAATGTAATCAACCCTTTTTCTTTGAGCCGTGTGAGTAGCGAGACAGCACGTTTTGACTTCAACGCTACATCGGAAATAAATCCGTTGTAGGAAAGCTGCAAAAGTGCCTTCTGTTCGTTGAATGAGAGCGTCATGCGGATGTTTCCTTTTGATTTGCCGTATTATAAACATAGGATTGAAAAGTAGTCAATAGGGATAAATTAGAATTATTTACGCCTAGCTAATGCCTTCACATCGGCTATTATTTCCTTGATTAGTCCCCTATCGCTTGGCATTGTCACATGCGGCAACGCTTCCTTTCGTTCAACCAATATCGTGTTATGGTTCGCCTTGGTTTTGGTAAGCCTGCCGCGCCCTAGTAGCTCGCGGGTTTGGTAGTAATTGATGGCTTGAAGCGTGTTGGCCCGTATCGGCTTCATTTCAAGTCGGGCCGCCGGGTCAAAAGTCACCAACAGATCGACCGGAAATTCCTGGTCGTACAGAATTTGAGCAACTTCCAAAGCGATGTTGCTGCCTTTTGAGTGAGCGATGATAACGATTCGACAATGACTACGGCTTTGGCTTTTGATTTTTGAAACGATTTCTTCAAGATCATAATTTCCGATCAGGTCGGGGCCAAATTTAGCTATTTGGACATAAGATATTTTCTCAAGTTCATCGGCAAGTTTCCATGTGCCAACGCCCCATATATCAGTAAGACCGCTGATTAGGATAGCTAGTACACATGTCATGTATCACTCCCCCTTATCTGGGGAGGGGGAGAGCGAGGATTTTATCTTCAATCTCTTGAAGAAGCCCGTTACGATTGTCCCCTGGCTGCCAGCCGACAATATCTTGATGGCGGCGAACGACCGCCGCAGCCGCCTCACGCATTGCCGCCGCGCCCCCCTCTCCCCTAGTGCGGGAGGCGGTGAGGTAGGCGGTGATGGCTTCTTTAACGTCGAAAATCCATTCTGCTTTTATACTGTCAGGTTCTTCACCCCATCCAATATAATTGATGCCCTTGCGCTTGCCCTTTTGCTCGTAGCTTTTTCGAGCCGCCGCTTCCAGCGCCACAGGATCAAGGTCGGGTGGGGGTGTGGGGGAGGTCATGGGCCGATCCCTCCGAAATCCCACTCGTCGATAAGAAATTGGAGACATGCGTATTCGGCCGCAGAAACGCTGTGCGCTGGCGTCGGTTTGCGCCATAGCCAACTAGGAAGAAGCTGGTAGCCGTGTGCTTCCAAAAACGCTATAGGCCCCGGCATAGTTAGGTGTTCTTCCCGGTGAGTTTTGCGAGGGCAGCAACGATGTGCAAACGCATAGCTACATTGAACCCGCTGGCTTTCAGCTCCGCGATAGCGGCTCCGGTAGGCTCAGGCAAGGCGAACTCTAGATCGCGCTCGCCGGTCCTGTAATCGAAGCCGCCGCCGCTACCAGTGCAGCCGTGGCGGTCTGCGATCGCTTCCGCTATCCTGTCGCGCTCTGGGTCGTACCCACGGTATTTCACTCTGAGATGTGTACTCATGCGTCGTTGTCTTTCTCGGTGAGTTTTGCGAGGGCGCTGCGGGCGGCGTCATGTACCGCTACAGAATGTAGGTAAGCAGGTTCGCCGATCCACTCGTCTCTATGTGGCTTGCCATGGAGGGCCAATATAGTTTGTAGCGTCTCCACCAACTCCGGCCCCGCCGCGAATAAGCGGGCGTGAGCTTCCGTGCTGGTCCCACCGATAATAACTCCGTCCGCGTCTTCGATAAACCACTCATACGCTAGATCGGTGTGTGGATTACGGCGAGAAGTCCACGGCCTCCTTGCTGTTTCGTTGCTCATGGCGCTACTCTGTAAGCGCTCCCGCAACTCCGCGATCCGCTCCGGTGTGAGTGGGGTGGTCATAGTCTTGTTTTCTCCCCCTTTTCTGTAAGATGACAGATGTAACGCACGCCAACGTAACCGCCGTATGAACTGCGATGGCCGTATGCATTTGACATGATGATAAGTCCCATCGCCTTTAATGCCAAAAGAGCTTTTCGTGCGCGGCCATCAAACTCCGTCCCAGCGTTACGGGCTATACGATTAAAATTCTTTCGTTGAGCCTTTGTCATGTCCTTCGCTCCCTCAATCTAGGATTTCTGACCGGCGTGCCGTCGAACTTGCGCCAGCCGAAGAACGGATGTTTCGCCCGCTTCGCTCCGATATTTTTGACGTGAACCCGCTTCGCCTTCGCAATGTTGGATTGATCTTTCGCCGTAACCGGCTTGTCGCAATTACGGGTCAACACCTGACAGTTATCCAGTGTCGGTTCGCCGCCCATCCAATCCGGTATTCGATGGTTGTAGCGAATGTTGCCGGTGATGAGCGGAACCCCGCATTTCTGATCGCACTCACAGAAACCGCCCGATCGCTTGAAGGCTTCTTTCTTCACGACATCTGGAAATTCTCGCCTTGTGCGTCTTACCTGCGTAAGCCGCGCGTTGCCGTTGTCTTTGTCGATAGTCATATGCTGTCGCTTTGAGCGAAGGCGGTGGGGTGTCATCCTGCTAGTTTCCATGCGGTGAATTTGGAATGAAGTTCTTCCCAGCGTTGTTTTGCGGTCTCTTGAGTATTTAGTTCCGCACGCGATAGAACGCCACAAAACTTTCGAATGCGTATAGCTGCGTCATGTTCATCCGCAGAGCCGAAATATTTCCAGAATACCGGATCATTGGCCGTAATGCCTGCCTGCTCTGCCGAGCTTAATTCATGCCAAGTCCGCTTGCCTTTCGCCTTCATTGATTCTTCGGGCGGACTTTTCAACAACGCAACCGCTACCCAAGCTCCATGAATAGCAATCTTGGCTACTTTGGCCTGATCCTCGATCTTACATTCCACAGTGACCTGTACAACGCCTCGCGTCGGGACTGTTCTAAGCCCATGGATGGTTCCTTGGAACATGGCGGGGGCGTCATCACTCACTTGGCGAGCCTTTCTTGATGCAGTTTATATGAAGCGGCGATAGCCTTGGAATCAGATGTGCTTACCGCGTCATCATCAACAGCCGGGGCGATAGTATCATTCCATGCGGCCTCAAGATCGGCAAGCGTAGGAACTTTCGCCATTAAATCCTCTGCCCACTTGGTTAGGCTTTTCTTGGGGAGCGTCGGGGGGAGTGGTTTGCTTCCGTTCTCGTCAATCTCTTGGTAAGTGATACGCTCCCGTCTCATCGGAGCTTGGCGCTCGCGCTTGGGGGCCGCAGGTTCGGATGCTATCTCGCCGTCCACGTCATCGTCAGCGGCGATGCCCAGGATCGAGCATAAGGCATACCGACGCGCGTAGGTAAGAGCGGCCCCCATCTTTTGATGATCGCCCTGGATCGAACAAACAGGATATTCGCTTTCAATCCACTGGCCCGATGAATGAGCAACGCGAGTGCCGATAAAAATAGCACCCGTGTCAATCACTGTAGCCTGCATGACAGCCAAGCCGTTCTTGCCTAGGATCGGGAGCATGGCTTTGAGAATGTCCGCTATATCGGCGTATTTGTATTCGTATTCATAGCGAGAACCGTCCTTGGTCGTTCCCTTGATCTTGGCAGTTCTTGCCTTGTCGATCACCGGAAACTCTTTTTGAGCCGCAGCAATAGCCGCAGCAACCTCATTGATGGTTTCAGAAGTTTTCATGGTGGCTCCTATGCCGCGCGTTTTTTTAACTGCTTATCCAAATCGTATAGACGGCGCATTAGTTTGAATGCTTCCCATGCGTCGTCTAGTTTTGGGTAGTGATGATGGGAAAAATCGCCGCCCTCTTTTGAGAACCGGCAAAGATGATAGCCGCCCGTGATTGGGAACGTAGGATAGTTTTCTTCCCAAAGCGCACCATAGGCAGCTAGTTGTATTAGATAATCTTGATAAATTGCATTACTGGATTTCCAATCCAAAAGCACAAGTTTCCCGTCAACCTCACCGATAGCATCGAGCGTGCCGCCAAAGTCATGTTTAGCGCTGGTGAGAGAAACTTCGGAGTGTTTGATTTCTAGTTTTGTCGTCTTTTCCCAAGTAAGATAGGCTGAATACGCAGCGCGGGCGTTGCCAATCAATTCAGGATCAGCCTCCCCGCTCCATTCTTCGCCGCGCAAGTGAGCCTCGACCATTTGATGTGCTAAAGTTCCTGCATTAGCAGCCTTGTCTCGCTCCGCGCGGTAGTCCTTGCCATCTATGCCTAACTGCCAAGCCCAATGGATCAGCCCGCCGGAATCCTTAAAGCGGCCAATAATAGATGTTACGGACGGAAGACGAGTCCCTATCTTGTTTTTATAGACTTGAGTCGCCATCACTCCCCCTCCGTTGCATCTTTCAACTGCCGGATTATCCCGCGCAGTTCCTCGATCTTCTGAATGAAAATCATTTCCCGCTCTGTCGGTACAACACCAGCCCGCAACAGTTCATCGACGATGCTTTGAACGGTATGGGGCGGATCACGCCATAGGTTCTCACGAATTGGTATGATGACGCATTCATGGTCTAGCGCGCGGGCAAGATCGGCGGGGTTGCCGTCGTTGGCCATGGCTCTTGATCCTTCTCTGCTGTAACCCTCCCGATCCGTTCAATCATCCCGTTAATTTCCATTAGCGCCCGCACATGCGCCGCCGACATGCGCCGCCTATACTCGCGGAGCTTCTTGTCGTGAATGATCTGTGCCGCTACGGCGAATACAATCGCTGCCGCTAGAACAGCGCAGATGATGACGATTAGGGTTTGCTCGAAGGTCATTATCATTCGCCACTGTCAACTTGCACGCGGAATTTTGCGTGCTTGAGTGCCGTTAAAAACTGCTTCATTCTTTTCTCAGGTATAGTCCATTGAATATCGCGCATTAGCGTAGGAAGAAATGTGCCGCTACCTTCTAGCTTAGCGCGGTAGCGGTTGGCGATGCGATTGGCTTCGGCATCGCGATGAAAATCGTGGCCATGAATTTTGTAGAAAGCAGTTATTGTTGTCATCGTTTCATTCCTTCTATTTGCTCAAGTTCACTTTGCCGATTAGCTGGTCACGTTCATGCCGATCCCAAAAATAAAGTTCTCTCGCTACTGGAATTATATAGCCGTGCGTTGTTGGTAGTCCTTGGCGCTCTTGAAAGGCTCGCGCCCGCTCAAGATATGATTCGCGTTCAGCGGTAGTGAGTTCACGCCATAAACGATTATCTTGCGGGCGGATTATCCCCGCTTGTTCGAGAGCGTATGCAAGACCGCGAGTATTCACGTCTCACCGCCTTTCTGCTTGGGGATGGCGGCGCGGGCTTTCTTGGCGGCGATGTACTTTCCCCGTCGTAAATCTCTGCGACGCTTGCGTTCTGTCTCGAATGCTTCCTCGAATGCGTTCATCGCCGTGGTATCATATTCAGGCCGATGACCTGTAATGAGGTGATCTTGTTCGATCTGTTCTTCGACAAGCCGCCAAGTCTCAGCGTCGTACTCAGCCTTTGTCATTGCTCGATTAAGCATTTCATCGGGGTCGCACGGAAATACAGCGTTGCCCTGATCGGCAAGAATACATTGCCGCGCTTCCTTTAACGCCGCGATCAAGTCGGCATGGCACATGCTAGAGCGAGTCTCGGCCACGACCATCATGCGCGCTGTATTTATAGCCGCCTTGATATTGATGGTCTTGTCGCGAGGCCCAGCGTGACTAATCTTTATTGCCGAGAGTTCTGCGAACTTCGGGAGCGGCGTACGCGCTGGCTTGGTAGTGGAGGTCATTGGTTCCTCTCTGATCGGGAGCGGTCTCTGTTGTCTATGTAGACCTACGGTTAACTGCTGTCAACAGTAACCTTACATAAGTTAATCACAACTTTGTGAACGCCCATTTTACGGGCCTTTCTATGGGTTGACAGGAGTTAATGACCTACCTATTGTAACCGCCATGACAGCGAAGGTTCTACTTTCGGTTAAGATACCGCCTGAGCATTTGGTGGGGCTAGAGAAACTGGCGCTCAAGGATGACCGCCCACTGCCTGAATACGTTCGGGAGCTAATCCGTGGTCATTTGAGGACGGAACCCACTGTAGCGCCACCGGAAGGTGAGGAAACACGCTAACCAATGGAGGCTTTAGGGGACTGTGGCGGCGTGGATGGACACGCAGGGAGAAGATCGGCAGCTTCGGCTTTGTATCTACAACTCCCGTCCGTAGCCGGAATTCGGAGCCGGTATCAAGCCCGGCCCACAGTCACCTAGAGTCTCTAGCGCGGTAAGTGAACTTAAAGGGAGAACGCAAATGATCCGCCAAGGCGATGTTCTAATTGTTCCAGTGGAAGAAATTCCGGCCACTGCTGAAGTCGTTGAGCGCGAGAATAGTTGTATTATTCTTGCTCATGGCGAGGCCACCGGCCACGCGCACAAGATCAAGGATCAGCACGCCGCGCTATTTCGTGACCCAAAACTCATGGCGGTTTTCTTACACGTTACAGGAAACGGAGTGGCTATTGAACATGACGAGCACGACACAATCATCGCGCCACCCGGTAAGCATCAGGTTATCCGCCAACGTGAATATTCCCCAGGGGCAATCCGCAATGTCACAGACTGACTTAGAACGCTACACCGAGGCATGTAACTATCCAGGTCAACTCAACGAGTCTGCTGTTGAGCGGCACTTACGAGAATATTTATTGGCGTTAGGCGTTGACCGAACGATTGTAAGACTGCGGCAGAATTGGACATTAGACGAGCACCCATCTTTGGCGCGGTCAATTGATGGGATAATAAAGAATTTTTCTAATCGGCTAACACCACCTCACGCTACCCGCGATGCCCGCGTTGCCCGCGTTGCCCGCATTGCCCGCGATGCCCGCGATGCCCGCGATGCCTGCGATGCCGTCGATGCCCGCGATGCCCGCGATGCTCGCGATGCCCGCGTTGCCCGCGATGCCCGCGATGCTCGCGATGCCCGCGATGCCGTCGATGCCCGCGATGCCGTCGATGCCCGCGATGCCCGCGATGCTCGCGTTGCCCGCATTGCCCGCGATGCCCGCGATGCCGTCGATGCCCGCGATGCCNNCGNTGCCCGCNNTGCCCNCNCTACTTCTCTAACTAATCTACATCGTTTTGCATCATGGTGTATTCAATCTGGTGGTTGGTTTTATTACTCTTGGGAATTATCTTGGATTAGCACTACATATTTTGGCGCTAAACAACTGAAAAAGGCCTCAGTTGAACGCTGGTCAAAACCATTGCTTGAAGCGTTTATTGCGGGTGCATGGTTTCTCTATTGGACTGATGATACTTTGTATTGGGTCACAAAGCCAATAGTTCATCTAGACCAAACATCAAATATACGGCGGCTGCATAATGACAATTATGCTTCTGTCGAATCTGATGTAGAAAATATCTATTTCTGGCACGGTGTTATGGTCCCAGCGTTTGTAGTTGTGAGGCCAGATTGGATCACACTTAAACACATTGACGGAGAAACAAACTCCGAAGTCCGCCGTGTGATGATTGACCGCTACAAGAACGGTCAAGAAATCAACGGGGCGGCGGCATACATTCGAGACGTTGGTGGCAAGCGATTAGACCACGACGAGAGGTTTGGTACTCTTTGGCGGCAGGAGGTTAGTAATGACGAGCCAATCGTCATGTTGGAGGTTGTTAATTCCACGCGAGAAAAGAATGGTAGTTTCAAGAAATATTGGTTACGAGTGCCGCCAACAATGACTAAGGCCCATGAGGCTGTGGCGTGGACATTTGACAAGTCAGCTAAAGACTATGCGCCTCAAATTGAAACTTGAACGCGGTAAGTGAATTCAGAGGAAAGAAAATGGGTGCAGGATTGCAACGAGCTTCGCGAGCGGCAGCAGCAACACGGCCTGTAACAATGGCCGAGCGTAATTTACTACTCAGACTTTCACGCGACTCCGATATTTCTGGTCACACTTTCAAATTCAAAGGGACGCTTCGGATGCTTTCTAGTTTGGCCGATAAAGGCATGATTGACTTTCAGCCCTTTGAAGGAATTGAATTGCTAACTGATTGCGGCAAAGCGGAACTTGATAAAAAAACACAGCACGGTAAGTGAAAGTGGAGGGGATGATGGCAAACATTGGAATTATGTCCGAAGAAGTCATGCGCTCCACGTCCAAAATTGCAATGGAACAGGCATTTCAAACTTTAGCTGGCTTCTGTGATAAATTTGCAACTGAGATGGAGAATGGCTCTATTCCAATGGTTTCAGGCCCAGATGCCTTGCGTGGATTTGCGGAGGCTATCCGCAATAACAATGCTAATACTTGGCCGACAACTTCAAGGTCAGTATAATCAATTTACTCGCAAGTGAACTTCCTCGTCACCCAGGAGTCGACATGATTCGCTTACTATCGACGATCTCGATCGTTGCTTTGCTTGCTGGTACAGCAACAGCAGGTGACGCGCCGCGCGGGACTACAATCTACAAAGCCCCTGCGGCAAGCATATTTGACTGGACGGGTTTCTACATCGGTGCCCACGGCGGCTATTCGTGGGGACAAACTGACGGCTCAATCGGGCCGTTCTGCGGCGGCCCTGGCTGCGGGCCGTTCTCCTATTCGGCTGATACGACTGGCTGGCTAGTCGGTGGTCAGATCGGCGCGCAGCGCCAGATGGGGAACTTAGTCCTCGGCGTCAATCTCGATCTCAGCTATCTCGATTCGAAGGGATCGAGCGGTGTGAGCGGGCTTCCTGCCGGGTTCCCGGCGACAGCCGCCACTCAGAACATGCACTATCTCGGTACGGCGGAAGTCAAAGTCGGCTATCTGTTCGCCAACTATGAGCGTTGGCTGCCGTTCGTGACAGGTGGCGCGGCGTGCGGGCGCAGCAAGCTCTCGATTTCATCGGCTGCGTTTGCCGCGTCGTCAAGCAAGGTTGACAAATGCGGCTATGTGGTCGGGGCCGGGCTTGAATATCTGCTGGCACAGAATGTCGTGGTCGGAGCGCGCTATCAATATGTGGACCTCGGCAACGCCAATCCGTCATTTCCGATTGCGGGAGCGCCCGGAGTCGGTATAACGGCGCCGATGGATCAGCAATATCACATCGTCAAAGCGATGGTGGGGTTGAAATACTAAGCTGCAAAAGTCTAGGCGGGTTGCTGATCCCTCTCCTTCCTGCCTGCTTAGACTTGAACGCCGCGCCGCCGGTCGCGGGCAGAAATACCGGCAACAAATTATTTCATGCTGACCGAGAGGACATGCCGACGGCTTATCCTGAACAAGTTCCCACACAATCGAAAAGCGGAATTGTTTCTGAGTTGTCAAATGTTGAAACGCGCTTGAACCAGATTGTTGATCGTTTACGGGCATTCGACGATCGTCTTTCTGGACCGCGCCCTGAAAGTATGAAAAGTATGAGCGGCAACCAAAAAGAAGGTTCGGTGCTGCCGGTTAAAACACAGATCAATCGCATACAGGAACTTCTCACTCATGCTGAATCATCGGTGAGCAGAATCGAGAACTCGTTTTAATTCCAATCCCCTTCGGGGGATACGTGCGGCGGGTTGGCTAGCATCCCGAATCACGCATCGGCGACGAGAAATAAGCTGGAAGTCGTGTAACCAGCCCGCACGTTCTACTAACTACTAATCTGAGGCGATGAAAAATGACACGCAACGGAAAAATTCTACGCCGTGCTGGCAAGAAATCCTATGGGTTGATAGCCAAAGAACTTGGGCTGACTCGTGGTGTTGTAGCAGGTGTTATTTGGAGAGGAATTAAGTGGCCTCTAATCAAACGCAAGGCCCTCGGCTCCAAAGCTATGAGTCCGAATGCTGGACATAACAATTACAATAAATGCGGCAATGATTATGGATATGGAGTTTACGCGCCGCATACGATGCCTTTAGGTGCTCTTGCACATTCTACAACTTGTAAATGTCACCACCCGCACGGCCTCACTAAGCGCCCGCATGGCAGGCCGGGAGTGAGGGTGTGATGCAGCCTCCCGTCGCAATCGACCTCCCGCTGCCGACATCAGCAAATCGCATGTGGCGCAAAGGGCGTGGCCGCGTGTTCCTTAACCCTGCCTATAAATC